ATCTCCCCTTCCCGTTGTGCCCTTGGGCTTACGTCGTTTCGTCGTTCATCGCCTCACCCTAACAAACGCTGTCAAATCGCCCTCTTTCAACGCGGGCGGGCGCTCGGATCATGCACGCGTGCGGGGATTTGAGCCTAGCCCCGGGGGGCTGTGCGCGAGTGGGCGGGGGGCTTAACTCCCGCACACCACTGCGTTTAGGCTGTATGCAGGGCCTACTGAGTCATCCGGTTCAGTAGGCGGGATCGCAGGGGGATTTGAGCCTGACCCTGGGGGTTCTTGCTGGAGGGGCTGGGTATCATCAGAATGGGGTGGGAGGGGCTATTGTGGCAGTGAAAACGCGGAGCAAGAAGCGTGGCAAGGACGAAGTAAAGAGCGCGAACGCTCGGAAGGGGTGGACTCCCGAGCGGCGGGCGGCGTCGTCGGCGGCTGCGAAGTCTCTCAACGAGGCCAAGAGGGCGGCGGGGGTTGAGATAGCGGTTCCCGAGGATTTGGGCTTCATCACGGCGGTGGACTGGCTTCACGGTCGCGGGGTGACGATCGACCTGAACCGGGAGTCGCCGTGGTTCCGCCAATTGGCGGACCCTCCCGACGATCCCGTGGAGCTTGTGAAGTTCCGGGTGTACCTGTGGCTCAGGGCCTCGAATCCCGAGCAAAATGCCTTCCGCGCCGAGGTGCTGAGGCGATGTACGGGTACGGGGCTGACCGATGTCGGCGCCCTGGTTTTCTTCACCAAATGCTTCGTGTGGCAGAACAACCCGGCGATGAAGGGCAAGGAAGTTGGCCCCTTCATCCCGTGGGGGTTCCAACGGGAAGCGTGGAAAGAGACGGTCGATTACCTACTGGCGGACGATGAGGACTGGCAGCGCGAAGACATGGCCTGGGAGAAGTCCCGCGAGATGGGCGCGACCTGGCTCATGCTGATCCTGGCCTTGTGGATTTGTGCCTGCCACAAGTTCAAGCGGGTTTTGGCGCTGTCCCACACCGAAAGGGCGGTGACGGAGAGCGCGAACGAAGACACCCTCTTCGGCAAAATCGAGTTCATCCTGGACCGGATGCCGGTGTGGGCAAAGGCCGGAGCTTACAAGCGCAAGAACGGCTTCCGGTTCCATGAGTCTCGGTCGCAGATCATGGGCGCGGCCACAACCAAGCGGTCGGGTGTCAGTAACCGCGTGACGATCGTTCTGGGGGATGAGTTCTCGAAGATGGCGGACGCCGAGGAGATCTGGAGCCAAACGGCCTCGACTGGCCCGAGGCTTATCTGCGGAACGCATTACGGCTCGGGGACCAAGTTCCACTCGCTGACACAGGGCCACCAGCAGATCAGAAAGCAAGTCATTCACTGGTCCCGACACCCGATCTTTGCCCGAGGGCTTTACCGTGTCGATCATCACGGGGTCGCTGAGCCCCTTGATCCTGGGCACGTCTACCCGCCGCAGTGCCCCAAGTGTTCACGGATTTACCCCAAGCGTCTGGTGGGCGAGCGTTCTCCTTGCTGCGGCAAAGACGGCACCCTGCTTCGCGCGTTTGAGTTTGTTCGCACGGGTGAGCCCACGGGCGGGCCGTGTCCCGGTGTCCGATCATCGTGGTATGACCGCGAGTGTAAGCGCCGCAACAATCCTCAGGAAGTTGCGAGCCACTTAGACATCAACCCAAAAGGCGGCGTCCACCAGTTCTTTGACGCCCTGACAATCGAGCGGCTGAAGGTCAAAGCCAAACGCTGGCTCTGGGAGGGGGACGTTGAGGCGGGCAAGCTCGTGGAGCGGGCCTTTGGCCCATTGAGGCTCTGGGAGTTCCCCAATGTCAGGGGCCAGGTTCGTCCCGGCCGGTACGCGATAGCGTGCGACGTGGCCACGGGAACGTCAGCGACCCCTTCCTGCCTTGCCATCATCGACGCCGAGCTTCGCTGCCGGGTGGGGTCCTACGCGAACGCCCGAATCGAAGCCCGGCCGTTTGCGACCCTGGCCGTGGACCTGTGCAACATCTTCACTCAGAGGGACGGGACGGGCGCTCTGTTGGGCTGGGAGTTCCAGGGGCCGGGCGTGAACTTCGGCATCCGCGTCGATGAGCTTGGGTATTCCAACGTCTGGTGCCAGAAACCTTCAACTCCCGCAGTCCACGGAGTCAGCCGGGGGACACGGCCCGGATGGGACCCCAGCGCCACGGGCGCGATCCTCGCGGTCATCGGGGGCTACCGGGATTCGATCCAGGATGGGACGTTGACCGAGCATTGCGTGGACACCCTAGACGAGACATTGAACTACGTTTATGATTCCCTCGGCGTCCCAATTCACCCGATGAAAAAGAGCAAGGGCGATCCGAGCGGGTCGAACTACAACCACGGCGACCGAACCACAGCGGCGGGCATCGCCCTCATGCTGGCGAAGGATTTGGGGATGGGCCGGGACACGATCGGCTCGGGAGAAGAGGCAATCACCGTAGGGGGCTGGCAATGGCGACGGGATCAGGCGATGAAAGAGGACATGGAGAAGGACGGGGTGTGGGTGACGTAGCGCCCAACTTCAGCGAGTTCATTAACCGCTTCATGGATTTGCCGGCCGAAGACAGGGCCAGGATCATCAAGGCCGCAAAGGAAGGCCGCGATGCGTGGCACGCCAAAATGAACGCCGAGATGGAACGGCGTTGCTGGCCTACTGAGTCATATGACTCAGTAGACACCCCGGCCGTGGTGCCGGCGAAGGAGCCGTCATGACCGACGACGATATTCGCCGCCTCGTCGGCTTGTTGGGGAAGGTGGCCGCTGCGAGGCTGCGGGTCGCCGAAGCGACCACGTTGGCGGACGTGGCGGGTGCGGCGACTGAAGTCGCCCAGGTCCGGGAGAGCCGGCTTTCGACGCTTTTGGCCGATCTCTCCCCGGCGCAAGCGGATTTTGAGGACGTTGAGTACCAGCAGTTTCTTGGCGTGCTTCAGACGAAGGTGGAAGACGCTCGGTTTCAGTTGGCTCAGGCGCAGGCGATTTCCAACCCGGCGTATGCCCTCCTTGGGGGCGAGACGACCATCTTGACGACGCTCGAAGCGGTCTTATTCGGCTGGCGGATCGCCGACCCGCCGCCACCGCCAACAGACCATGACCAGTAAGGGGCCGTTATGAAACGTGGAAGCGGGGCAAGCAAGCCTCATCGCCGCCGCCATTCGCGCTCGCCAGTGACAACCCTTTGTCACCTGTCCCTTGACGCATCCCCCTCTCCAATCGCACAATAGGCACGGGGATTCGGACAGGCGACCGCGTTTGCGGATCGATTACGCACAACTGGCCCAAGGCGTCCGGGATTGCCGGTACGTCATGCGCATCCCGCGGCAGAACCGCGTGGACCTCGCGCGTGAGGTCGCCGGGCACCGCTACGCGGAAGGCGGCACCCGCCACGCCGTTAAGCTCAACCTGCTGGCGATGTACCAGACCATCGTCGGCGGGCTCCTCATCGCCAATGAGCCCCGCTTCCTCGGCACCGCCCTTGGTGGTGTCCCCCAACACGCCGTCCGAACCGAGTTCGACTGGCTCAATGAGCAGTGCGAACGCATCTGCCTCTCGGACACCCTTCAAGCCGCACTGATCGACGCGCTGTACCTCCAGGGCATCGTGCGGGTCGCGTACACGACTCCCGCGGATGACCTCATGAGCGCCTGGGGCGTCGGCTCCGCGCAGCCCGCCGTCTGGTGCGTAGACCCGGACGATTGGGTGTTTGATGTCAACGCCAAGGCCCAGAGCGCGTTTGAGTTTGAAGGGCACTGCTACGACTGCCCGGTGGACGCGGCGGTGAAACTCTTTGGCCGCAAGGTCAAGGGAATGGCCGACGATGACGACCGGGACTTCAACCCGGATGGCGATGAACGCATTGGCCGGATCATGCGCGGGGGTCAACAGGCTGAACAACTCTCCCGCACGATCCGCCTGATCGAGCTTTACCTGCCCCGGCACAAGAAGGTTGTGACGCTTCCGCTCCGCGACATGATTACCGGGGGAGAGCCGAAGCCGCTTTACGAACAGAAGTGGATCGGCCCGTGGTGGGGGCCGTACATCCACTTGCGCCTTGGAACGATTCCGGGGCAGGCGATGGGTATTGGCCCAATGCAATACCTGTACGAGAAGCACATGGATTTCAACAACGTGGACCGCAAGCTGAACAACATGGTCCGCCGGATGAAGGAAGTGACAGCCTACCGTCGCAAGGACGACAAGGACGCCCAGAACCTCGCCAACGCCAACGACGGCGACTTCGCCGCCATTGAGAATCCCGAAACGATCAAGAGCGTCGTCAGCGGCGGGAAAGCACTCCCGGCCCTGACGGTCATCCTCCAGCTTTACAAGGAGATGTTTGACTTCGTGTCCAACCTCTCCCTGATCGGCGGGCGTGGTCCCCAAGCCAAGACCGCCACGCAGGAAAAACTCCTCAACGCGAACGCCGGCGCTGGCATGGCGGTCATGACCCGAAGGGTCGAGGCGTTCGTGGCCAAGGTCGGGCGGTCGCTCCTGGAACTGAGCCACATGCACCCGACGCTAAAGATGTCGAGCGACTACCGCGTGCCTGGGACGGGCATCTCGGCGACGCGCGACCTTCCCCCGGCCGGGCATCCGCAGGGTCGCAACTGGCCGATGTCGAAAATGAAGTTCCAACTGGACCCGTACTCGATCAACCACCGCGGCCCCGAGGAGCGGCTGGCGTTCATCGACGCGAGCGTGGAAAAGCTGATCCCGATCATGCCGATGCTGGAGCAGAAGGGGACAAGCTTCGACGGGCCGAAGTGGCTGGAGTTCCGTGCGGAGTTGGGCAACGAGCCGCGCCTGAAGGAGATCTTCGTCAGCCGCGAGCCGACGGGTGGCGACGGCGCGACCGAGACGCCGCACAACCGGACGCTGCCGATGCAGACGGAGCGGAACTACACGCGGACGAACATCCCGCAAGACAACGAGTCGGCCCCGCAACAACTGATGGCGAAGATGGCGGCGGTTGACCTCGGAGGCGACAGCGAATGACTTCCCTGATCGACGGCCTGAACAGTTTCTACGCGGCCCAAGGTTCTACTGAGTCATCCGACTCAGTAGGGCTGATGATCGAAACGAACGATCACAGGAAGGCGCGGACACGGCGGGTCATTGCGCTGAAGGTTCACCCGTCGCAGCGCGAGGAAGCAATGGCTGATGCTGCGGCCAAGGGGGTTCCCACTCCCTTCGATCTGGCAGGATACCCAGAGTTCGGCAATCGAAGACATCAGCGAGATTACAACCGCGCCTACGGCTATGTGAACCGCGATGGCGGATACTCGGACGTGTAGGCACAGCCGACCATACGAAGCCCGCTGCCCGTGGTGCAAGCGAGGTATCCGCATCGCCCGCGGCCAAGACGGTCGCTGGTGGCATTACCCGGCGAAACAACGCCTCAGGATCTATTGCCCAGCAAGCAAGGTCCGCGAACGATGAAAGACCTCACCATCTCGATTCCCTCGGCCGTCGCGGCCGTGTCTCTGGTGTTCATGCTGGGCGCCTGCGTGCCGGGGTGTGGCGCCATCAACCTGGGCACTCCCCCGCCGCCAAAAGCTACTGAGTCTTTTGACTCAGTAGAACTCCCGCGGCTCGGGGACGCCGACCGCGCCCTGTTGAGCCGGCTCCTGCCCCACATTCGGCAGACGGCCCAGGAGCAAATTCAGGGCGAGTTCAAGAAGGTCGCCGACGACCTCCAGGCGGGCGACGTGAAGGCACAGGGGTTCGGGACGGCGCTGGGCGCGATGATCGCGTGGTTCGTACACAAGGTGATCGCGGCCGTCATCGTCAGCGTCATCCTGTCGGCTCTGATGGGTTTGGCGATCAAATACTGGATGTACCCCGCCGGGTGCGTCGCCATGTGGTTGGCGGTGACGGCGATGGTCTCGGCGCTCGTCGCCAAGAAGGTGAAGTCATGACCCTAGCACAGACCATTCACGCCCGCGGTTGGGGCGACATGTCAACGTGGGGGATCGGCGATTTCGCCATCGCCCTGATCGTCATTTGCGCCATCTGTGCGGTGGCCTATGTGGCGCTGAACTATTTCGACGTTACAATCCCCCCTTGGGTCGTCCGCATCTTTTGGATTCTCGTCGTCGCGTTCGTGTGTATCGCGGCGATCCGTCTTCTCATGAGGATGTGATGGACTCCGAAACCATCATGGGCTGCCTCTGGGTGACATCATGGCTGGCTCTCATGTACGAACTCTGGGCCTGGGGGACGGAAAGCGATGCTTGACATCTTCTTTCATCCGGTCGGCTTCGTTTGTTCGCTCATCTGGTTCATGCTCTGCGTCTGGGTGGCGATCAAGCTCTACGTGAAGCTGTTCGGGAAGTGATTGCAGGTCAGCAAGAAGGGGTCGTAATGCTCGCCCAGGTGCCGTCCGCCGATCCGCAAATGCTTGGCGTCGTCATTTTAGGAGTCGGCGTCATGGTGTGGGTCACTGTCCAGATCATGCAAGCGATCAACGTGTATCGGAACTGGACGGCGAAGGCGCCTCCGCGGTCCCAAAAAGACCGATACGTCACGCATGGGCAATTTGACGACTACCGGCGGGATCAGCGGCAGGAAATGGCTGCCCTGCGAACCGAGATCAACACCAAGATCGACAAGCTCGACAACTACACCCACGAAGCCTTTCATCGCTTCGGCGACTCGCAGCAAGGGATGGTCACCGATTTGGCCTACGTCCGCGGCTGGATTTTCAAGACGGGCCGCGTCCCTCCCGAAAAGGATATTGTCCAATGATCCGCTGGGGCCGCATCGCCAATTCGTTCATCAGCGCCGCCCTCGGCGCTTTGTTCGTCGTCGCCTTGTTCTACGTCCGGCCCATTGTGCCACCCGGCCCGGGCCCCGGTCCCGAACCCATCCCGCAAGGCAAGGGCGATCACGTCGTCGTCGTCGTGGACAACACTTCCCCCTCCATCCCTCAGGCGCTCATCCTTGACAACGGGTTGTCACGGGCGATGAAGAAGGCCGGCAAACTGGCGATCTGTGACCTTCGGGAAGAGTGGGCCAAGGCGAAGCGGTACGACACGCTCGTGGCCAAAGCGGGCGGTGCCCCGGCCGTCATCATCCTCGACAAGAGCGGTGACGACGTGTACTCCGGGCGACTCCCCACCGACGCGAAGGCGTTCACGGCCCTCATGCAGAAGTCGGTCCTGGACCTTCCGCCGCCACTGGCGACGGCGCCGCGCCCGCGGGTTGTTGACCTTGGCCGAGGGATGCCCTCGGGCGCAGACAACGGCATCCCATGGATTCAGGTCAACGGCGACAAGCGGATGCTCAACGCCCGGATGGACCCGGTCAAGATGCAGGCCCTTCAGAAGTACGGCGACCACAACCCGACGTTCCCGCAAAGCGAGTGGTTTGAGCTGAACCGCCAGAACGTGTACGGCAGCCCCGAGTGGATTCTGGACCAGAACGGGGTTGGCCAGTGTGTCGCGTGCGGCTGGGTCGGCGCCCTGCGGCGGGGCCGGGCGACGATCGGCGCGAGTGACGTGCCATTGTCGTCTGGGTTTCTCTATAGCCTCATCAACGGCGGCCAGGATCAAGGCGCCGTGATCTCGGACGGCATCGACGCGCTGAAGAACGTCGGCACCTGCACCTTTGCGACGGTCGGCATCAAGCCGTTCTACACGCGCCAGATGCCGCCCGGAGCCCGCGAAGAAGCCAAGCGGTTCAGACTCGCCGACGCCTACCGCTGCGACACCTGGGAGGAACTGGTGAGCGCCTTGTTGACCGGCCGCTTCTACCCCGTGTACGGCGTGATGGTTGGGAACAACTTCAGCCGGTTCGACTCCAACGGCGTGGCCGGGCATGACCGGGGGCCGGGCAATCACTGCATGATGGCCGACGGGCTGCGGAAGCTCCCGGATGGCCGCTGGGTCTTGGACAACGTGAACAGTTGGTCGCCGACGTGGGGGCCATTCAAGAACGGCCGCTGCTATCTCGACAAGAATCATTTGTTTAGTGGCGGGGTTCAGCCCAACATCTGCGTCCTACGGCTGCCCTCGCGTGACCCGCAAGACACGTTCGACCCGCCGGCATGGAAGGGCAACTGATGGGCGATTACGAAGACATGGCCGGGGCCGCCTGGAAAGTATGGTGGCTCCTTGTGATCGTCCTGGCCTCGGTCGGCCTGTTGGGCCTGGCGGGCTGGGGTGTGGCCCTTTACCTGTGGACGCGGTGAATCGTGGACCGCCTTCTGCACCTTGGCCGCGAACTCGTCGGGGCGTTGGCAATCGGCACCGTGGCGGCAGGTGTGGCGACGGTCTTACTGTTGATGATCCGCCATGCGTTTGACCCTACCGATGGTGGGAGGCCAGAAAACCGATGAACCCGCTCAGTTACTTTTGGGAGGAGAAACCCGTGGAACCGTTACCGGCCCAGGTTGGCCTCGGCCCGCCAAGCCAGCAAGCGCTGATGACAGCCCAATTGATGGCCTCCGCTGGCCCGATCGAAGACGACTTCAACGCTGTCCTGGACGCCTTCAAAGCCATCATGCCGTTCGCCGCCCCGCTCATCGAGCGGGTCCGGTGGGTCAGCTTTATGGCTGCCCCGTTGTTCCGTGCCGCGCTAGCGGCGGCGGGGTACAAGATCGTCCGAGTGTGAATCCTACTGAGTCATATGACTCAGTAGGAACCAAGGAGCATTCCATGAAAGCATTCATCCGGCTCGTCCTGTTCGCCGGTTGCCTTGTCGCGGTCGGGGTGAACCCGGCTCGCACCCAACAGCAAGCCAACGACCCGCTACTGGAGCGGGTCGTTGCTCTCGAACAACGCTTGGATCAGGTCGTCAACGACCACGCGGCCATGATGGCGAAGATCGACTTGTTGGTCGAAAAGCTGGACAAGCTAGTGGACCCGCTGGCCCAGGCGCCGATCCGGGCGCCTGTCGCCCCGGCCGTCCAGGTTGCGGCGGCCCCGCGCTTCACGTACAAGATGCTGGCCAACGGGGCGCTGGTCGCCTGCGACGAGAACGGCTGCCAGGTGGTCTCGGGTGTGACGTACTCGACGGGCTTCTTTGGCCGACAGTACGCCACCTACTCGGATTGCGCGACGTGTGACAGCAGCCCGACGCTAGGCGGGTTCCAGAGCGGGCCGATCAGGCGGGGCTTGTTCGGCAGGCGACGGTGAGGGCCAGCGAGGCTGGCTTTCGTTGTCGATCCAGGCCAGCACTTCGGCGAGCGTGCCGTCAAAACTGTCGTGGCCGATCCAGCCCTGGTAGGAGCCATCGGCATTCTGAACGACGTGGCAGTTGTCAGGGAACGAGGCGCCGTCACGCCGGCAGCAAGTTGGGTTCATGACCGGAGCTTAGCTTACAACCAGACAATTGCAAGAAGGAAACCGCCCTCATGGCTACCGAAATGCGGACTCTGAACGGGGTCGAAGTTTACTGTAGTGACTTCGACACGGGGAATACGTGGTGGTACATGGACACCACGACTTGGCAGTGGACGCCCTGGCCGGAGCCACCGCCGCCGCCGCCCGAGGAAGGCGAAGGCGGTGGCGAAGGCGGTGGCGAAGGCGAGGGTGAAGGCGAAGGCGAGGGTGAAGGCCAGGGCGAGGGTACGCCCACGCCCGACCCGACCCTGCCCGATGGTTACGTGGAGTCGGCGATTCGGTTCGGCCCGAAGCCGTCGCATTGGGCAGCTAACCTGCCGTGGCCGCCGCCCGCGTCGTGGTATTCGCCGGACGGGACCGCTCCGATTGAGCCGGGATTCTGGCGCGACCCTCCTGGCGGGGGCATGAGCGGTCGTGGGTGGTATCCGGCGCAGCGCCCGCCGTGGTGGCCGGGGCAAGTTGGCTGGCCGCCTGGGTCATCCCCGGAGTACCCGGAGTTTGCGGGTTTGCCGCAGGACATTCAGGAAATGCTCGGGATCGTGTACGCTCATGCCGAGCATGAGATTGTGAGACCGCCGGAGCCGCCGGAGCCGCCGCGGTCGAGTGTCGGCACCGTCGGCGGCGCCGTCATGATCGTCGAGGGAATCCACGGATGGATGAGCTTCCTGGCCGGCAGCATCGACGCCGCCGAGAACTCTCTGGCGGCCGTGGTGGCGGTCTGCGATCAGGCGACGCGGGACATGCGCACGATCCTGGAGCAGTTTCAGGCGATTTACAGCGAAATTGCCTGGGCCATGACGTTCTGTCGGTCCAACCCGGAATGTGCCGCCTATTGGGATCAGGCGTTCGACAACATCCGCGTGGCGGTGGGCGTCGTCAACGAGCGGGCGCGGGACGCCGAGGACACCCGCAACCGTTGGGCGACGTGGGACACGCGCTGGGCGTGGTACAAGAACGAGCCTGTCCTGTACGGGCCGGGCGACATTAAGCGGCTCAAGGACAACATCAAGGACTCTGCGGACACGCTGAACGAATGGGTTGCGGCCGTCGCCCAGAGGGAAAGCGAATGCGGCTGCGTACACCAGGAGGGTCAGGTCATCAACCCCGGCACGCTGCCTCCCCCTCCAGTTGACTGGTGGAATGTCTGAGCCAACGGTGCGTTGCCGTTGGGTTGGGAAGCGCCCGACCGGCCGGGGTGGAGAGGCCCCGGCCGGTCTACTGAACCAAATGACTCAGTAGAAACTTTGGAGGCTCCCGTGAGTGACGAACTGACGTTGAACGCCACGCTCGCTTACGACGACGGCGTTGACGAAGTGACCATGCAGATCGTCGATCGTCTCGTCACCCTCGGGACGCTGAAGTTCACGAAGCTTCGGCAGTCGATCGGCACGTCTGAAGAGGCGCTTCAGCTTGGCGAAGTCACATCGCCTGGGTGGCTGTTTCTCATCAACCGCGATCCGACGAATTACGTGGACGTGAAGGTGGCGACCAGCGGGGCGATCTTCGCTCGACTGCACCCCGATACCGACTCGGACGGCACGGGCGGCTTCTGCCTTCTTTACCTCGGAACCGGCGCCCAGGCCCCCTTCTTGATCGCCAACACAGCCGTCTGCATCGTGACCGGATTTGTGGCCTCGGCGTAAGCGAGGTATTGACATAAGGTTGTCACCGTTCGTAGATTGATGGCGGGGATTCGGTTAGCGAAAGTCGGTTGGCTCAGAACCTTAGCGACATCGTAGACGACGGCGATCTGCCGGACCTGCCGGCCAAGACACAGCCCCGTCATCCGCAGACCCAGCAATGGGAATCGCACCAACAGCCAGCGCAGCCACAGCGTCAGGCGCGGCCCAAGCCGCCCGAAGCCCCGAAGGCTCCCGCGGCTCAGCCTCACGTCCACACTCCCTACATCCAGACTTCCGCCCAGCAATTCGGACTCAGCGACGAAGAAATCGCCTCCACGCCTACGGCCGTGCTGGAGCGGTTCGTCGCTCGCCTTCAGGCCGGCACACCCAAGGCTGAGCCAGCGCCGGAGCCCAAGAAGGCCGAGGAGCCGGCATTCGATTGGGGCGAGGACGCGGACGGTAAGCCGCTGACGGAAGCTGAAGCCAAGGCGACCTACTCGCGGCCCATCTTCAACGCCATCAAGAATCAGGCTCGACTCGAAGCGGTCGAAAAGCAGAACGCTGAACTGAAGGCGGAAATCACCAAGGACCGCCAGCAGCGTCAGTACGCCGTCGTCCGCCGCGAGGTCAACACCATCCTCGCCGAGCGCCCGGAACTCTTCGGCAAAACCCCCGGCAAGTACGGCAACGACCCCGAGAGCGCCATCCAGAAGCGTCGATTCGAGGCCGTCTGGAATCATCTCAAGAACCTGGGCGACAAGTCCATCACGCTTGAGCAAGACGTGGCCGACGCGCTGCTCATCTTCGGCCCGGCTTCCAAGGCGAAGCCCACGCAGACCAACGGCCATACGCCCGTCAACCGGCTCACCGAGGCCGACGTGCGCGCCGCTGAGTTGGGCGGTGTAACCCAGCGTCGGGGCGGTGCCACCCTGGACCTGCGCGAGCGGCTGATCCAGCAGAAAGAAGTTGAGATGCGCGAGATGGGGTACAACCCGCAGCGCGTTTACGACGACGACAGCGACCTTCCCGAAATTGGCCCCCGCTAACAGCCTTCCCCGTAGGGAGTTTTTCATATGGCTGATCCAGTTCTGACCGCCGGGCAAATCGGCGATCTTGCAGTTTCAACGCGCCCGGAAGAGAACCGGATGCAGATCGTCGATATCAGCGACGATTTGCAGAAGTACGTCTTCCCCAACGAAATCCTTCGTCGGGGCAAGGTCAAGACTGTGAGCGGCGGCAAGTCGTTCACCTGGCGCGTGATGGTCAATGACACCGGCAGCGCGAGCCACCAGGGCCTCGCCTACCCGGATCGGACCTCGCAGGTGGACGTGTTGACCGAGGCGAGCGCCGACTGGCGTCACAGTCAGGTCAACTACTCCATGATTAAGCAAGTCATCCAGATGAACAGCGATCCCGCTGCTCTGGTGGACCTGGAGTTGCTCCAGGAAAAGGCGGCGATGAAGTCGTGGATTGCGCTGATCGAATCCACATGGTTCGGCCCTTCGGTGTCCTCGTCAGACCTCGTGACTCCGTGGGGAATGAAGACCTGGCTTCAGCGCAACGCCTCGGAGGGCTTCAACGGCGGCAACCCATCGGGGTACTCGTCGATCGGCCTGGACTCCGACGCCAATGCGAACTGGAAGAACTGGACCGCGCTGTACACGAACGTTACCGACGACGACTTCATTCGCAAGCTGTCGAAGGCCATTCTGTTCACGCAGTTCAAGCCCGCGGTCGATGGCCTGCCCCTGCTGAACAAGGGTGGCGGCAACGATTACATGCAGTTCTCCACCTACGGCCTGATCCGGCCGCTGGAGGAGTACCTGAAGGCGTCGAACCAAGACCTCGGCGTGGACATCGACAAGTACGCCGGCGCCGTGGTTGTCAACCGCCGGCCGATCATCTGGTGCCCGGCCTTGGAAGCGGACACGACCAACCCGTTCTACTTCGTCTGCATGGCCGACGTGTTCCTCTATCGGCTCAAGAACTTCTGGATGCGGCGGACGATGTTCGAGAACTTGCCCGGCGTCCACAACGTGAAAGCGACGTGGTTTGACTTCACCTGGCAGATCGTGTTCGTCAACCGCCGCGGCTCGGGTGTCCTGGCGACCTCGACCACTGACCCAACCTAACCCGCCTACTGAGTCACATGACTCAGTAGAACTTGGGAGCGTCACATGGTAAGTGCAGTTGCAGAAGACCGGCCTTACGTTCAGACCGACCTGGAAGCGGACTTCCGCGACTACATCCAGACGACGGCCAAGGAGCCGGATCGCCGCTCGGCGCTCCTCAAGGCGCGGGCGAACTATCCGGGCGAGATCATCAACGCCTGCCCGTTCGACAAGAACATCGCGCACCTGGACAAGAACCAGTATTGCGAGCATCTGGTGGGCTTCACGGACCCCGAACAGGGCGTCAACCCGAAGAACCTGCCGACGTACTACTTCCCGCAGACCTACCGGCCGGACGCCCATGGTCGCGTGCGGATCGACCGCCGGACGGGCCGCCCGACGGCCCCGCTGTTCACGGATCAGTTCAACCCGCAGCCGATCATCCCTGGCCGTCATCGGCTAGTTCTCGCAACGACCTGTTTCCGGGTGTACGACACGACGCCGCAGATCGTGGTGCAGCGCCCGCAAGAGGACGTGATGTACCTGGATCAGCTTCCGGCCCCCACGGCGGAAGTGGTCCCGGTCCCGGCCGCCGAAACCCTAAACGACCCTGAAGACCCGGCCTTGGTGCCGGCCAAGAGCGACTTTCTGACCGACGACGAAGAGTAAGCCCCCGGCGTGGTCCGGGCTTGGAGATAAGCCATGAATTACGCGAATGCGTTCACCTACCGGGGCAACCGCTCGACGACGGCCGGCGCCAACGCCGTTCGCAGCGGGTCCGTCTGGTACGACATCCCCTTTGAAGAGATCAAGAACGGCGAGATCGAAGGCACGTTCCTTGACATCGACTTCGCCAAGTTCAAACTCTCGGCCAACGTCAACGCCTCGGTCGCGTATTGGGATCAGGGCCTGAACCTCTACGGCTCGGACGGCGCAACGCTGGTGACGTTCGACGCGGTGGGCGGCGGCGTTACGTTCGCCTCGGACGGCGACAACGAAGGTGTTGCGTTCCAGCAGGCCGTCCTGCCCTTCCTCCTGGCCCGCACTGTCCAGCCGTTTGCGATGGAAGTTCTCATGCAGACTTCCACGATCACGGACACCAAACATGGTTGGTTCATCGGTCTGGGTGATGCGATGACCCTTTCGGCCACGGTGCCGATTGCGGCGGCTGGCACGCTCGCGGATGAGAACTTCGTGGGCTTCCACCGGCTCGAAGGTGACGGGGACGCGGTAGACACCGTGTACAAGGCCGACACAGTCACCCAAGTCACGGTCGGCGCCGACGCCTTCACGATCGCGGCGGCGACCGACTTCAAACTGGCGATGCGGTTCGACCCGCTCCGCGACCCGTACATTCAGGGCCCGGACTCGACGGCGAAGTGGCTGGTCAGCTTCTACAAGGACGGCGTTCGCCACGCGACCACTAAGCAACTGCCGAGCGCCGCCGGCACCGACTTCCCGAACGACGTGAAGATGGGCGTCCTGTTCGCGCTCCTGAACGCGACCGGCACCACGCCAGGCTCGACGACGCTCAAGAAGCTGTGGGTGGCCCAACAGTACTAGGCCGCATGTTTTCCTTGATTTTTTTGGAGGCCAACGCGATGTCAAACACGACGACCTCGGCGCACGCCACGCCAGAAAAAGAGGCCGCGCCGGAAAAGCTGACCGCCGCTGAACTGAAACAGGAAAAGGCCAAGGCCGCCTACGAAGAGGCGGTCGCCGAGGTCGCCAAGGCGACGAAGACCCTCGTGGACGCAGGGCTTGGCGCGACGCAGGCCGGCGCCGCCGCGATTGAGCTCTGGCGGGTATGCAACGACTGCGACGCGTGAAAGCCCCGAGGCGGCGGTGGGGCTGAAGGTATAAGCCCTCTGGTCATGTGGCCAATATCCGCCAGGCCAGCCCCTACTGAGTCGCATGACTCAGTAGGGTTTTTGAGCAAAGGGGACGCGATGAAAACACTGAACATGCACCTGCCCGTCTGGAATGTCCTCGCGCTGATGGCGGTTCGTGAGTACGCACGCCAGCCGGACATCGGATCAGCCGCCCTGCTTATTGTCTGCGCCGTCATTAACGTGGGCTTCGCCGTGGCCGCGGTCTTGGCGTACCGCCAACCGGCGGCAGAGCGGTCGTGAGCGACCTCAACATGGACGACGACTTTGGCCCCTTGGAAGTCCCCGGTGTCATCACGCGGCGAAAGCCGGGCGGGTTCGGATTCGGCCCAATGAGGAGCCAAGCAATGGCTAGCAAGAAGTGCGCTCCGGGGATGAAGAAGGGCGCCAAGAAGCAAAAGGGCAAGAAGAAGGCCAAGGGCAAGATGAAGGGCTACTAAGTTGGAATCCACGTTGGCCGTAGACCTGTACAGGCTCCAGCGCGAAGTCGGCGACCAAGCCGGCTTCGGCTTTGGGCCGCGCTACGGCGGCGACGAGTGGGATAGCGTCATGGCTATCCAGATCGAGTCGAGCGTGGAGACGGGCATCCGCAGCGTCTACCAGACGCAAGAGGTCTTCGGCCCGGACGGCACGCCGATCATCCCCGCCGACTATGACTGGTCCTTCATGGCTCCCAAGAAGACGCTGACGCTGGCGTCCGGGGCCAACGAAGTGATGTTGCCCGACGACTTCGGCGGCATCCGGGGCACGATCATTCCCGTTCAGTCTGGTCGCTGTTTCTACCGGGTCCGCATCGTCGGCGAGGAAGATCTGTACAGCCGCCGGAACACCCTGACGAGCCAGACCGGGCCTCCCCAGATGGCCTACGTCGAGTGGATTCCGGGGACCACGATCCAGCGCGGCCAGCGGGCCAAGCTGTCGATCTTCCCGACCGCCGACCAGGAGTACCCGCTGCAAATCTGGTACGACGTTCTGGCCAACGCTCTGTCCTCGGCCCTGCCCTACGTGTACGGCGGGGCGGCGCACGCCGAGACGTTCCTGGCGGCCGTCCGAGCCGCCTATGAGGACAAGTACCTCAAGGGCGGCAACGGCAAGGAAAAGGCGACCTTCCTGGAGCGATTGCGGGCGTCGATCCAACGGGACCGGAAGTTCAAGCCGGTGCATATCGGCAAGAACCTGGACCGTTCGGACGGGGACTATTACGGCCGAGTGGAGCCGACGATTGCGTTCGATTATGAAGGCATAACTCCGGGGTGATTCATGAGCAAGATGACTGAAGCCGCCTACGCCATCACCATCGGGTCGGACACGTTCATCGAAATTACGCGGGTCGCGGCTCGCGGCATCGTTCGCGCCGTCAAGGCGGGTGCCCCAACGGCGTCGATAGCTGGCTTCGCGGCCGGGGCGTTCGTCCAGGACATCACCAACGGCGTGCTGTACTGGAACACCGGCACGACGACCTCAGCGACGTGGATTCAGATTTCCTCGCCCGTCACG